ATTAATAGCATTGTTATTATAATCACTATTATCAAAATATCCCCCTGTTCTTATTTTCATTGCTACTGACCATCCACTACCACTTAATGTGTAACCTGTAATACCACCATCTAAATCTAATGTGCTTGAACAAACATTTAAAGGAACAGCATTTAAAACACTATCATCTAAAATAGTAACACTAATACTTTTTATTTTAGGCATCATAGTACCTGCTACATCATCAATCAAAACACTTGCAGTATCTGTTCCACCTGATGAAACATTCATATTCCAACCATTGATAGAATAAATCTTTCTGCAAATGCCACTATGCAACTGCAAATCAGCATAATCAAATAACCCACTACCACTAGCAGCATCTGTAAATTCAATTGTTTTTATTTCATGCACATATCTAGCATTACCATCACTAAATAACACAGGATCACTAGCAGAATAAGTAGTAGATAAAACACCTACTATCGTGTTAGTTATAGAAGCATTTACATAAGCAGGAACTAAATAAATAATCCCATTTTGATAAATAGCACCTGCACTAATATCAGCATTTGGACTGTCTGCATTTTCACAACCAAATAACACTATGTAGTCAGTATCGTTATTACCCACTATTCCTTTTGCTAGAGCATTAGTAGCTTCTATTATCATAGAATTGTACCACTCATGCGTAACCTTTGTGTATGGCTGTCTTACACCTGTTGCAATGTCTGAATATAATACTTTTTTCATCTTTTTATTAATATGGTACTACTTTGGCAATTATTCCACCAAAGATAACCCTGTTTGCATAATTTAAAACTGTCTTTTGTGCTTCCGGATAAGGTGCAGATTCTGTGTAATTACTTATAATATCTAATATGCTATTAGGAACATAAATCCACAATGATTCAGTATCGTAAGTATAAGATTCACCAACAAAAGCCATTGCATCAGATCCACTTATTGCTGCTTGACTGCTATCTGTACCATCTAACCCTGAAGTGAATGCTATTGTATCTATTGCGAATGTTCCTACATGAATATCACTTAAACCACCAATAATAGGTTGTCTAAATGTAGTGTTATAGTGTTTATTCAATACCCACTCTAATAATAACTTTTGTCCTGTTACATTTGCTCTAGGCACAGCACCAACATTATCACTTACTAGCATCCAATAGTTAGTATCAGTACATGGTGTATTAGCAGGTACATTCTGAACAGCAATATAAAAGTTGTAGTCCAAATAACTTACTACATCACCTGTTGAATAAGTTGGTATAATATCCCACACAAAATCAAAATTACCATAAGCATAGTTATCATAAAACCTATCCCTTAACCATTGCAAAGGATATAACAATACACCTACCCATGACTTATATTTGTCATTTCGTTTGTAAGGTGGTAAAAACTGCTCACCAAAAATAGATGTATTGAAATCGTAAATCATATTATATTATAAGTAATCGTATCTGCCCAAGTTGAACCTACTGTATCTTCTTCTACAGCATAACCTGCATAAGGAACAATACTTGTAATAGCTAGTGTGTAATTATCAACTAACTTAAATCCACTTCCAAAAGCAATAGAATCTCTTCTAACCCAAATGTCTTGCAATTTAATATCACTCACACCAACTACTGACCTAATCGAATATTCTAAATCTATTACCTTTATCTGACCATCAAAATCAATACCGGTCAAATAAGCATTGATTGCTGCTTCTACATTTGTCTGAATTGTAGCTGAATACTGCCCATCATAAAACACATCACCATTAATGTAAAGTTTATCACTCACAGCATTGATAAGATTCCAAAATACACCTGCCGGATTCAATTCAGAATAATATGCTTGTAGTGCTATTGGTTCAATACCTGTTAACTGTTCCGGTGGTTCATTCTTTGCTACTTTTATATTTACTATCTTATTGAAATCAGTTGAAACAGAACACCTAGTTATTATTCTTAATGCCGGATCAACTACAGGATAAGCAATTTTCGTATCATCAGTAACTTCCAATACCTGTGGATCAGTTGCACTATACTGAAACTCTAGAATCTTTGTTCTAATCCATTTCGGAGTGCCTACATAATTATTCTCTATGATAGTTTCAATTTCTGCTTTAAAAACATCTTGTAACTGCTCATAGATATTAATACAGGCAGCGACAATAAATATCCATAAACGCCAAATTGATGTCTGTGATGTGCTGTTTAATCCGGATAAATTACTGTCTGCTGCTTTAGCATCTAGCATCTGCTGTGCTATAGTTTGAATACTTCTTGCCATTATTCTAATAATCTTAATTCGTTATTTTCAGTAATTCTAAAGCTACCATCTTCAGTCAATCGTACTGCTTCGTAATCTGCATTCAAAATTAATGTATTTATCGTAGTTTCTACTTCAGTTGTAACAAAGTAATCTTTACCACTAGTTTCGTAACTTGAAATGTATTCCTGAATGTTTGTATGGTCAAAGTTCTGAATCTCTGACCTTCGCAACATTTTAGTATTAAAATCTGCTTGAAATGTGTGAACAATATTGTGTAAATCTTGTTTCAATTGCAGTATATCAGTATCTTCATTCTTATAACTTTCAAACCCTAGATGAAGATTGACAGTCATGTCATACTTCTGCACCCCTTTCAAATAATCGTAATAAGTTATATCTGTGAACTCAATAAAGCAACATGGATAACCGAAAGGTACATTTACATTTTCTCTTTCAAACTGATTATCCCACAAACCAACAAACTTCAAAGCAGTTAATGTCTGAATCTTTGTTTTCAAAGCATTGTAAAACTCTAGTTGCATTATTTAAAAGTTTTATCTAGGTTGTTTATTATTACTTTCTTTATCTTTTCATTCATGTTATAAGAATCACCCATGAACTGTCTTTTAGGCATTTTAAATGAATGCTTACCAAATGCTTTACCTGTTAACCCTTCGTTATGAATCTTTGAATAAGGCAAATCACTACTAATCACTATTCTTAAATTAGATTTGTTTACTGTACCTAGTTTTATTGACCTTCTTAAATCACCTGACTTAACTAATATTGCTCTAGTAGTATCATTCACTATTTTACCACCTTTAGTCCTGTAAGTATTTCTTTTTCTTGGCTGCCATTTCTCAATTGATTTATCATCAAAACCCTGATTTCTAAATGACTGAATAAAATGGTTTTTAGCAGTATTACCTATTAATATCAAACTTCGTTCTAAAGCAGTTCTTGCCTTTCTTTCAATCTTACTGAAATCAAACTTATCTGCCATTAGTTTAAGTTAATTAAAAACATCGTATCCTTATACGGAACAAACCACCAAAACTTGTAAATATTATAAACCCTTATCTTCATAATGCAGGAAAACCCCAATTACTTTTAGCTGCTTCATTATCACCTTTTGCAATGTCAAAGTAAGGATGTTTGTCCTTTCCTTTTGTCTTAAAAACATACTTATCAATTCCACTATTCATCATAAATTCAGGTGGAACATCATTAGGTTTTAACCACCCCTGCAAATCAGTTACATCTTCTTCACCTTCCGATAACTGAATAACTGTACACCTGCATCGCCAACCATTTGGTGGATAGTAATTAGTCCAAAACTTATCATTCACCGGTCTTACTATATTATCCAATGCTCTGTGTGTTGGTCTTACTCTAGCATCACCTACTGTTTGATATTTAAGCAATGGTAGTACATCAGCATCTTGAACTATTCTACCCCAATTCGCTGCCATTCTACTTGATCCAACTGCTGTCTGATATTCTGCCTGTAAGTAAGCATCATTATAATCAGTAAAGATTTTTGTAGCTTCCTGTTTAAACTTAAAAAAAGAACTCTTTAATTCAGGTTGTGCTAACAAATCACCCATTGACCTTACCTGCTGATAGGTTTTAGCACCTGAAAAAATATAAATATTCTCACTCAAATCTTGAAGCATCAACAAATCTGCTTCACTATATTCTACCTTAATCAACCCTTCAGCAAAACCAATATCAACACCTTTTTTTAGATGTGTGGCAGTTTTTAAGTAAACAGATATAGGTAAGTTGTTTACTGTTACTGCACCTATCCAAATATCATTCGTTAATCTGTTTAAATCATTCTCATCAAATGGTGTAGGTATTTCTTCTTCACCTACATTTGTGAAACCACAAACTAAACACATTATCTGTATAAGTTTTTTAGTTTATTCTCAATGCTAGATTCAACTGCACCAACTTCTTCTTCCATTACACCCATTGGTTCATCTTCAATCTCTACACCATATTTAGATTCAATGTATTCAGAACTTAACTTAAAATATGGCATCAAACTAACATCAATCTTTGCCTGTTCTACCAAACTCAAAGATTCACTCATGTCAAACTCAAACTCATACCCTTCTAACCCAAATCCTAATCTATTCAACATCGGAAACAGTTGGTCATTAATCCAAAACTGCATCTTCTGCTGATCCTGTTTAGCTAGAATATCTGCTATGCCTGCATGAACATTTGAACTACCTGAATATGCTTTTTCATCAGTTGTTCCGGTTTGCCCTAATATAATCTTTGTTATTTCAGAATTACACCTATCAACCAACTTATCAAATACATTAAAAGCATCTGTTGAACTTGCCTGTTCTAGCTGAATGTCATCGTTCAAATCCATTACTGCCCATGTTGCTACACTCATGTTTTTGAGCATATTTTCCATGTTCTTTCTAGTAGTTTCATCACGAACATCAGTTTTACCTAATCGAATTGGACTGCCGAAAATCTCTGCAAACTCACTCCAAGCAAACATTGCATTCTTCTTCCAAATAACATAAGGTGCTAACTTCATTAATATCCCCAAATCTTTCTTATCACCCACACCAATACACCAATTTGAATAAGGCAATTCAGTAAAATTCACACCTTCAGTAACTGTTGCTGTGTTTGGTCTTACCAATGACTTTTCCGGCACTACATAGATTCTAGGAACTAAAGTAACTTCATTAAACTTATCATTAACCACATCACTAAACTGAACTAGTGAAAAACCCCAAAAGATTGAATCTAAAGCATAGTTACTGTAATCGTAAAACCATTTTTGGTTAATCAACTTTGTTTTTACATAGTCAACTTCACCATCTTTAGTTACTTTGAACTTCTGTGAAAGCACCCTAGATTTTCTTTGCAACATTCCTGCTTCTACCTGTGCGTCTAACACCAAATTCTGATACACTTGGCACAATAAGAATCTGTTAGGATAAAGTGGTGATTCTGCTGCCTGAACAGCTATTTGAAACTTCTGTGCATCGGATCTAACCCTTTGTAACTGTTGTTCTAGCTGAATGTATTTTGTTACTACAGCAGCATCAGGTTTTTTCTTACTGAAATTTATAAAATCAAATAATCCCATTATAAAAAGTTGTTAGTTTGCTTCGTTGATGAAGCACCATAAATAATAGATACACCTGAAAATTCAGTAGATAGTATATTCATTACTTCTGCTGTATCTGTTCCACTTGCCCAAGCATCCAACTGATTCAATCCTTCCCTATTTCGTTCTATTCGTAAATCAGGTATGTTTCTAGGATTGATTCTAGCATGAAGATTGTACAAAGCCAAATCCATTGCTATTTCTATAAACATTGGATATCTGTTATCTTCTTCAATCCAAAAATCAGTATCCGTATTAACTACACCTACCATTGGTGTCCAATAGTAAGCATCTGATAAAGATTGATTGATTCCACTTACTGCACAGGTGTAAACATAGTAATCAGAATCACACACAACATCACCCACTTGATAAGTAGTTTGATTACTGTACTGTGGAAAATCCAATACATGAAATATAGTAGTATCTAGCACCCTTTCACCGGACCGATAATGTTTAGCAGCATCGTAGGCATCATTACCACCTAGTTCAATGTCTACAACATATCTTTGAACCAACTTGGTTCTCATTCTGCTGATAGCTTTGCTTTCACTATCGTACAGGTTCTGCATATCACCTTCAGTAATTTGAGCCAAATCTGCTGACTGAATAATGCTAGAATAATCTGAATCTAATAAAAATCTACCCATAATACAAAAATATAACTTAACTCTCTTATAATGTTTGTTTTGTAACTAAAATCTATTGACCTTTTCTTGCCTGTCATGACCTGTAATAACACCACCAACTGAACCACCCCTTTGATAAGTTGAATAATCACTTGAAAAAGCCATTGTAAGTAGGTAAGTAGATAAATCACTAATGTGTCCGAATGGCTGATAACTTACCTTTGTCTTTGGATCACGAACAGTTGTTTTATCCTTTCTACCATCACTTGCCTCTTTCGTGTAGCTGAAATCATCAATTGCCTTCTTACAATTTTCATTAATATAAAACTCAATATTTGCATAATTATCTAGGAATATAGCATTGAAAAAATTACCTGCCATCACTACACTAGGATTGCTAGTGTGAACCCTTCTTATCGGTCTTAAATCTGCTAGTTCTTCCATAATCAACCGATACAAATCATATCCTTTCTCTATCTTAACATCATCTTTTTGACTAGTAGCATCACCATAAATAAACACACCTGCTGTATGCTTCCATTCTCTGCATATTCTTTTAATTTCTCTAGTAATCCAACCTACTGTGTTATTCGGATTATAACCTAGAACTTCTTTAATCAGGTAAATCTTTTTACCATCTATCTGAAATATGCAACATGGAAAATAAGGATTAACATTCTCATCAAAAGAAATGTGCAATGGTAATGCAGGATTGTAGTTGATTTGTCTAACATGATTCGCATAGTTAAAGTGCTTGTAGAACTCACCACCTGTTCTTTCTCTACCCCATTCACCTAAAACATAGATCCGGTGTAAATTCTCATCAATTCGCACCCTTTCTGTTAGATGTCTTATGTAGTCATCATCTAGGAATAGATTGTCTTTATAAGTGCTTTTAAAAATGAATACCTGATTGTCTTTATGGTCAAAAAACCTTTTCTTAAGCCAATGGTTTTCATCAATAGGATTGAAAGTTAGAATAAACTGTTTGTAGCTAGATGTTTCACCCCTTACCCTTAACTCTAGTTGGTTAAAATCACCTTCTTCTAGTTCTGTGGCTTCTTCACACCATACACCTGTAATCCCTGCAATAGATTTTATCTTTTCGCTGTCATCCATTCCGGATAAGATAATTTCATTTCCTGTAGGTGTATGCAGAAACTTCATTTCAGTTTTGTTGATATAGAACTGATCCGATAGAGAATAGTCAATTATCATATCATTGAATAATTGAAAAACTGACCTTCTTAATGTATCTGCTACTTTTCTAATACATAGAAACCTGTGCTTTTGCTCTGAACAGGTACGAAATAAAATCTTTTGTGCTGTAGTGAATGATTTGCTAGAACCTGCACCACCGATTAAAACACAATACCTGTCTTTTGATAGTAAGAATGGTTCAAAGCTAGGATTGTACTTTATTTCTTTTGTGCCGGACTCATTACCCATGTGGTTAATTTTTCACCTTGTGTGGTTATATCCTGTTTGATAGGTGTGTAACTACCATCCATTTTATTCAATTCTGCTATTGCTGCTTTCCTATCACTTATACTTGGCTCGGCAGGATATTCCATAATCTTACCTGCAATAACAAATGGCTGCTTAACTCTTATCTCACCTAATGCAACCTTACTTAACCACTCCATTCTTTCTGCAATAGTCATTATTCGTTTTTCTTCGATTTTAGCTATTGTTTTCTTTTGACTTGCCTCTATTATATCCGATATCTTTTTCTTCTCTAATTCAATCTCTTTTGCGTATAGTTTAGCCAATTTGCTTGACTCAACTGCAATAGTACCCTTAGTTAGGTTTTTATTAGGGTAACTTAGGGAATAAGCATTTTTTAATTGTCTTCCTTCAGCA